CCATTTCGAAATCTTTCTTCAACCTCACGAATCTCATCCATGATCTCGGGTGTGAACTCTCGATTACATGGAAAATCCTCGGTAGGTTCCAACTCCACAACGTGCTTCCTCTTATTTCCACCCATTGGGTACCCTATCGACGTGTTTAGCTTGATAGCATCCATGAACTTCTGTCCTGGTATGCCAACGAGAGCTTCCTTGTCTGATAATGGCCCCCTGTGCCAATAGGGCATCTTTCGAATAATATCGATCAATGGTCCCTTATAGCACACAGCCGCTTTCTGCAGCAAAGAGGGTGGAAACGATCTGGCTGGTGTGGATAGAGTTGAGAGGCATTTCTGCCAACCTTCCCAATCTGGGTTGAATTTGGGTTTCCCCCAGATATTCTCCACACCACACACCTTAGTGACCTCCTCACTTATGGGTGTGCGTCGTACATCAGAATGATACGTTGTGGCTCCGATGCATTCGCCATGATAGCGAACCTGAGAGCCATGAGGCATATAATTCAAAGCGCTCTTGATCTTGGCCTTCATTCGGCCATCAAGAAATTTTTGACCCAATTGGACAAGTCGCATGGCAGCAGACCTTCCGGTCCACATAACTGTTTCCAATTGTATGATCTTCTCGAAAGCGCGCTGAATCTCCTTCCTGTTGTACGATGTTGCAACCCCGATGGGATGGTTGGTAACACCACCGACGTGGAATCCTGCTATGCAGGTGTTCTTAGATACACTCATTAGAACTGCTCCACACATCCCCTCAAAAGTGGGGTTGTCAAGGTTACGGTAGTCCAAACCATTAAAGGTTGCAAATCCATTTGAGGTGAATCGTCTATCACCTCTTCCCTTCCACAGGTATCGCTCCGATGTGTCCTGTCTCCAAACCATATGGAAATGGCACTTGTCAATATGCTTTTCAGGAAAATGAAAGGTCAAATCTTTCATGGACCCCCCTGTAGGAGTATAGCACAATCTCATATCTCCTTCAAGGGGCACTGACGTTTTAAGCGATGCTGTAGCGCGAAACGTGGTTCCACTGTTGCCGGATAAGTTCTTTTTGAATACAATTTCAAACTCCTCGCCATGGTGGAAAAAGTAATGTTGTGGTAATAAGTAAAAGCCCGTTGCAATGAATAGGCAATTCACAAAAT